CACGTTACTGAAAGCGGACCTCGATAAGCTGGGGGAGAGCCAGCTGGTGGGGATTGAGGCCTATGAGGCGCTGCATCTGTTGGAGATCCGCAGGATGACGGCGAAGCTGGAGCACATTAAACGGCTGCTGGGGAGCGAAGAGAACGAAGTGTAACGCCGGACGGGTTCCCTGAAGTTTTGCGAGAAGGGTTCCAGTTTAGAAACGAGGCGCTACTATAGAGCGGTTTTCCCTTGCCGATTGTAGGGTTTTCTTTTTATTGTTTGGGCGCGCCTGCCACAGCAGGCGTCGGGATTAGCCTCCTGGAAACCCTCATCGGCAGCAGAGCAGTTCTGTTGTGCGTTCGGTTACCTCTCAATGGTGGGCCGGGCAGGGGCGTCGCGAGACGCGCCGGTTTCCGATGGGCCGGTAAGGCTAACCCTGTCTGGCTCCGCCACCCGTGAGATTAGCCTCTCAGATGGCGGAAATAATGACTGCCATTGGAGAATGTCTTATGACGAAAACCCTCACCAAAACCCAGCGCCACTGTATTGTCGGCTACCGCCCGAACCGCGGCGACACCAGCACACCCGCCTTGCAACTGAAAGGCAAATGGCTGCGCGAAGCAGGCTTTGAAACCGGCGTGCATGTCACGGTGCAGATATCGAAAGGCTGCATTGTGCTGATTCCCGATAATGACACCGTGCATGAACTGCGTTTGCAGCTGGAACAGGCCAGAGCGGTGATTGATAACGTTAGGGAAGGGGTGAGGGGGGGTTAAAGTTGGGGGTTATTTTGCTCAATGGTTTGAAGTCTTAATCGACAGTAGCCTGGTAATTCGAAACCAGTCAAAAGGGGCGGTAAACGCCCCTGAGTAGATTCTGATTTATACGCTAATTTTTGGTATGAGATTTTGATATCCGCTTTGACAGTGACATCAGCGCGTTTTTTCAGGGTTGGGAGTAGCTGAAATCACCATGTACTTTTTCAGCCCAGCCTCTCGTTTTACCCCCTTTGGATCTGATCCAAAAGGAAGCCTTAAGCGAGGAGAGTCGGCGGTTTTAATTGTCCAGAGAGAATCACCAATAAATCTGAAATTGATGCTATCCGCAGTAAAGGATAGGTCCTCAAAACTTCCCGTCGAGTACTCATTACCCAGACGGATGATCTCTTTCACACCATCTTGAAGATCGATGAGGACAATGGTCAGGGATTCCTCAAAAATAACATCATCCGTCAGAAAAAGAATGTACCGCTGTTCGCTAATCTTAACTGCTGCTTCCAGAACTTGCCCCGGTACGATTATCCCCGTGCTATTACCGTCCAAAATAACATCAGACTGAGCCTGGGATAAATCGGTGGCTTCGCGAACCTTCACAAGAGATATTGAATTAACCTGCTGCATAATCAATCCCACAAACGACCCATTTCCCACGCGGCGAGAGCACCGCCAACGAACCCACCAATAAGTACGCATACAGGTGCGCCAGGCCCACATATTAATCCAGCCATTGCGCCACTTGCGGCAGCACCGGCAATACCTGCGCCAGTGATAGCGATTTGTCTGCCTGTTTCTGAAACCTTATCGTCGGCGGTATAAATTTCGTAAATTGAAATTGCAATCGAAAGAACAATAAGCCCCCTTCCAACACGGGAAAGTTGCATCATCTTCATGTTTACTTGGGGATTAGACTTGCCTGCGGATTCAACAATGCTCGCATAGATCTGGTTTTTTTGTACCTCTGAAAGATTGTTAAAATTGACTTGGGGACCAAATAGAGACTTCGCTTTTTTAGCAATCAATTCGTTAAGCGTTTTTCCTTCAGATTTTATCCGTTCAGCCATCGCCCGTCCGAGTGGAGTGCTTCGTGATCGGACCATATCCATAATAAGATTTCGGGTGGTCTGAGCTTCTTGCGCGGCTTTCTCCCATGTAATGACACCGGCATTTGCCTTTGCCCGCAGGTCTGAGGCCATCTCTTTTATTAGTTTTGAATATTCAAGCCGTAAGCGGGGATCGACTGATAACCTTGCCGCTGCGGCAGCGACATCACCTTGCAGGGCATTAATAGCTCTTTCAAAGTTATCGCGCCCATCAGTATCCAGCGCGCGAAGTAATGTTGTATCCATATTCTCATCGTTCCTGTTTTTGGGTTATGAGAAGCATTTGCTCAATATTTAGCATACTAAGAGTAAAAGATCTTTTTTAGATTAACTGGTTACACTATTTATCCCGTTAATTTTATATTATTTTTCAATTGGATAGTGGTTGCATAGTCAGTAAGTAGTGAACAATGAACTCTTCGTTGTGTACTTTTGGCAGGCAAAAAAGACCGGCAACGGTCGGCCAGTTACGGTTATACCTTTGCAGGCCCATCTCACTTCGGCAGCCAATCGTTGTTGCTATCTGCTTTTAGGGTCGGGTTGGTCTGCATACCCTGATTTGTCCGGCCTTTGTCATAGTCAGCCCATACTCTTTGAGCGTTGTCAGTGATACCTTGCCGAACATGGCGAGGCTCTGGGGGGCTTATTGCCGTGTGAGCGCTGGTAGCGGAAGCGCCAAAGTTTTTTACCGGAGGCTTTTACGAGTAAGAACAGACCATCATCACCATGAAGCGTGAAGTCTTTTTCGCGGGGCTTGGCTTTGAGGATTTTGTGGTTAACGAAGGATGTATGATGCGCCATATATGAAGTTTTTCCATAATTGGTACACGTTGAATCTAGCACGTATGCCGTGTGCCTAAACGGGTACCATTTTTAGCTGGATTCAGCCTGGCTTTCTCGGGCGGGGACAAACAACAAAAAAGCCCGCAGGGCTTGCGCCGTGCGGGCTCTTAGGACTTCATCGGATGACTCTGGTAATCACCGATGGAGAATTTTGGTGGAGCTGGCGGGAGTTGAACCCGCGTCCGAAATTCCTACATATTAATTTATGTTCTCATATAGCAGTTATTTAGCAACATTATCATAGAGATAGCTCGTATCTTCTGGTTTTTGTTAACCATGGTTAGTACCTTTTTATCATCTACGTCGCCACTTTGCCGCCACAGATTAAAGTTCTTGATGAGGGCGTATCCTTCCTAAGGAACCTTTCAGTTCTGGTATATTTGATGCCAATTCACCGAGTACCTTCACCCCTTCTTGGTAAACTATCTCTGACGGCACTAGTTTCTCGAAAAAGGCTTTTAAATGCAGACCGAACATGAATGATGCTGTCTTAGGTTCTCTATTTCTTTCAATGGCATAATCTAGGACTTCATATAACTCTTTATTATATTTACTGCATGCCGCTAATAGATATTCGAATTCTTCGTAAGCCAGGCAAAATATATTTTCATAAGGAATGATTTCTTTTTGAGAAAAGTTTTTATATATCTTGTCAATCTCCCACTTTGCAAATGACTCATAAATCATCTTTCCGTACCCTAATAGAAGATCCTTAAAGCTTACGCAAATAATATATGATTTTTCTTTGGGGGTTATTCCAGCTAACTTTCCGGAGTGTATGTGTTTATTTACTGTCAATGACTGTGTTATGGCCTTGAGTACAGAGGATTTTATAGCTGATGATATATCTCCTGCTTTATAAGTCGCGATTCCCTTTTGGCTCATCTCGACACCTTTTGCATCTATGAATATATTTGCTTCATCATTGGTGATGATGAAGTCAACTTTGTTATCGTTTGGAATTATCTTCTCAATCTCTTTTTCTGTAATATATGTTTTTTGATGATTTTTTATTAATTCCTCGATTGCCGATTCATAAACGTTTCCGAACTTATCCATAAAAGCTTCTGGGTTTTCTTGACGAAGGAAATCATAAATGAAATTCTGCATTGATTTTGCCGTGATGGCGGGATGAACTTGAAGGTAATTGTCTTTTTCTTTTATGTATGGTTTGTACAAAAAAGGGGTAAGAGAGAAATACTCTTTAAGAGGAGAGGTTGCTATATTTTTTGCAGCAAAATAGGGCAGGTCTTCTTTTTTAATTGATATGGTGTCTAAAAAACAAGCTATTTTGTTTTCTGAATAGCTAGGGAAAAGTATTTTGAAAGAATCGACTTTTAGTATTTTATACCTTGTTGTCAGATTCATAGCGATAAGTGCACTTGATAATGCAAGAAAATCATTAATGGAAATGCCAGACATAGAAAAAAATCTTTGCTGATGAGAGTGACTTTTGTTAAGTTTGTTGAATATAAATGCTTGTCTGCTGATACTATTTAGTACATCTGTATGTTGGTAAATTCCTTGCTGAAATATGTAGTTTCTGAAAACGAAATCTAGTCCTTCTTTTGTTTCTAAATAATATGGGATATAGTCTAATGTTTCATCTACTCTTTGCAAAAGCTCATCGGTTTGTCTGGCGTTTATACTTCTGAATTCTCTTTTTTTCGCCATTGCGGCAGCTGACCATTTGATAGCAAGATTTACTATCCATGGTTTATGTTTAAGCATATCATTTTTATCTAGAAATTTTTTGTTATTTATATTTAAACAGTGGGAAATGAACTCTTCAGGTCTGTATCGTTGTATTTTAGATTTGATTGCTTCCATTTTATGTTGGGCTAAGGATTCAGAAAAAATATATTTAGATTTAATTGTGCTCATTTTGGTGTTCTCCAGTATATAATCTAAATATCTGCTAAAGGATTTTTAGTAACTGCGTCTTCTAAATGTTCAGGAGCAAAGTGTGCATAAATCATCGTCATTTTTATATCTGTATGACCTAGTATTTGTTTTAATACCAAGATATTCCCACCGTTCATCATGAAATGACTTGCGAAAGTATGACGAAGCACATGTGTACATTGTCCTTCTGGCAGTTCTATCCCACTTCTTTTAATTGCACGCTCAAATGCTTTGCGGCATTGTGTAAATAATTTTCCGCGCTTCAATGGGATTTCGTTGTAAAGCTTTTCGCTAATTGGAACTGTACGGTTTTTTTTACCTTTAGTTTTCGTAAAGGTAACACGATACTTTTGTACCTGATGTCCGCATAAACCCTCAGCCTCACTCCAGCGTGCTCCGGTCGCTAAACAAATTTTAGCTATTATAGGTAGATGGGGATTTGTTGATTCGGCGCATGCAGCCAGAATAGTCTTTATTTCCTCTTTACTTAAAAAAGCCAGCTCACCTTCTGGAATTTTGAAGGTGGGCAGACCTGCTACGGGGTTTGGTGCTGACCAGTGACCGAGTTTTTTTAGCGTTCCAAAAACTGAGGAGAGATTACGTTGCTCAAGGTTTACTGTCCGGGGTTTTACTGGCGGCATAAACCCGCCTTTCGGATTTGGCAGCGTTCCTGCAAGGCGCTTTTCACGGTAGCTTGTAAAGCCAGCTGCTGTAATCTCTGCGGCAATAGGATTCCCTAAGCCATTACAAATGATTTGCAGTTTCCCCATCAATCTTTTGGGATCGGCGAGCGTCTGCCCATAAAGAGAATGCCAAAGTTCAATGATTTGCCATAAGCGACGGTTATCCGCTTTTTCTCCCAGCCAAGGCTTATTATCAACCTCATCCATGATGTAGTTCTCAAATGCTACTGCTTCGCCTTTGGTGGCGAATTGTTTACGGACGCGTTTCCCTCCTCGTCCATTTGGGTAGCATTCGCAAAGCCATTTTCCTGTCGATAATTTTCTGACCGCCATTTTATTTCCTTGTGTAAACCCCTATCACCTTCGCATTGAAATCAATCTCTTCAGTAGGACACTCGAAAGGGACATTACCATTCACTTTTACACGCTTACCTGGAATGAAGGCAATTTCGCGAATGCTTGATTTTCCATCAATGTTGATCAGCCACTCACCATCAGTAAATTCGGAAAAGCCAGTATCTAGGATAAACGTT